GCTTATATTTGAATACATCGAATAAAAACCTATCGCTGTATTACTTGCTCCGATTGTATTGTTTAACAAAGGAACCACCCCGATTGCTGTGTTATTACTTCCTGTTGTGTTTTTGGATAGCGCACTCGAACCTACTGCGGTATTGTGACTACCTGTTGTATTAGAAGCTAAAGCCTCTATGCCAATAGCGGTTGCATTTACGCCTGTAGTATTATTATTTAGCGCAGTATTACCAAGAACGGTATTGTTTGCCCCAGCACCTTTACCTTTTCCAATACGAACTCCATTAAAATAACTATCTCCTTCGTTTGATATTCGTGCTACTACTGTATGTGATAGATTTTGAACAGTTAAAGCGTTTCCGACTGTGGCGCTTTCTCCAACAATAGTTTTGTTGCCTCCGAATGTTTGAGTGCCTACACTTACTTTTCCTGCAACTGTTTCGGAAGCGTCCACTAACGTAGTAGCATTAACAATTGGATTTGTAGAAGTTCCTGTAACGGTTACATTTGTCCCTGCTGTTACACTTGCAACACCACTTGGAGCGATAATCTGCTCACAAATAACACCGTTAGCGTCCCTTACTAATTGGGAAGTCGCACCAGTAGTTGTTGGTGGTGTTTTTAATTTTATGCCATCGTGTAATGTGTTTCTTACTGGCGTATAAGTTTGAGAATAACCAAACGTTGTGAATAATAAAAGTGCAATTATTTTTTTCATAATTTTATTGTGTTACGATTTCTATTTCAGTACCTGCTTCCCAATCCAATAAAAAAGTAGGGTCTGTTATTTCAAAATTATTTGTTGATAATAATGGATTGTAAGTATATTTTGTAGCGTTTAAATGACGTAATTCATTTATTACTACCGATATTATTTGAGCGTTTTGCGGAATTGTGAATATAGTTGACGATGTGTATGTTAGCTGTGTGTGGTTAATATCTGAATTTACACCGCCATTACCATTTTTCAAAATAACCCAATCTACTAATGTATCTGGAGCTGAATTTTTGCCGGTAATATTTTGATATAAAATATTGTTGTAAACAACATTCGAATTTACTTTATACCTTTTTTTAGAGTCCCAAATAGTATTTGTATTAGTCGTTCTAGCTTTAAATAGTGCCATTTACTTCGGGTATTATTGGTTTAAATATTTGTTTGTCTTCTTCTTTTATTTTTTGATTATTAGAACTCCAATCTCCTTTGTTTAAATCCTCAGTAGCTTGCTCTCTTGATACTAATCCTAATTTAATCATTAACTCAGCTGCTTTTACTTCTTTTAAAGGGTCAATATGTGGCATGTTTTTACCAATAAATCGACATTTAGAATAAGCTTCAATAATCATAAAATCTCCATTTGCACCTAAATTAGAAATATATCCTGGAGCTTGTATTTTATTTTTTAAAATCTCAATCTCTAGCCAAAGTTTATAAAAAGGAATGTAAAAATCTATTGCAAAATCAGTTCTATCAATATCGACAACATAGCCCCAACCATTAATAGCAGCTCTTGATGCTGAATAATTCGAATTATACATTTGCAATGCAACTTCTGGAGGAACATTTGCTGCGGCAGCTATTTTATTAAAATTAGCTCTTTCAAAAGCCTCATAACTTGTATCTGTTGTTGGTGGCAATCCCTTTAATTTTGCACCAATTGGCATATTATAAACTTGATTTGATGTTGTTTCTGTAATTTTATTAGCCAAACCATCTGCTAACTTATGATTAGCATCTGCATCTACAATAATATTATTCTTTTTATTTTTTATTTCAGTTAAAATATCCTCGCCTGTTGAATATTGGTCATGTTCAATTGTATATGGAATATTTGCACCTTGTTCAGCTTTTCCAACTGTAGCCTCTGTATAACGGTCAAGTTTTGAAACCTTTTCGAGAGTTTGTGTAAGTTGTGGAATAGCTCTAACGTGGTCTGGACTAATTTTTTCACCGTAAATCATCCAAGATAATTTACGTTTAGATTTTTCACCGTAACATAAAATTCTTTCAAATTTGCTAGTGAAATTATCTTTATCTTTTACTTGAACAAAGTAAGAAATATGCTCACCTCTTGTATTAAATTCAATTCCATTTTTCTCAAAATTCCCTCTTGATTTAATATCGTCTATAAATCCTGAATCTGGAGTTTTTACATGACTTCCTGAAATAAACTGAACACTAGGCCCTGTTTGTTCAATTCGGCAAATTACAAGAACATCGCCACTTAATCTTTTGGCTTTATAAAAATCGTTTGCCAATTGATTTAACGTTCTTTGTCTTGAATAATCTGCATATTTGCTATTTGCATACAAATTAAACCTTGATTCAACTTTCTTTTTAAATTCTGTTAAATTATCTCCAGACAAAGTAATTCCTTCGTATCCTAAAACATCTGAATCTGGCTCACATTGTAATTTTAAACCACTTCCAATTGTCCAATCTACATGCTTTTGAGTTAGAATTTTAACCGTATCAGTTTTTAAATACGAATCATACGAACGTAATGATAAACGTTGATAATCTGGAATAGAATCTATTACGATACCTAATTCACCTAATGTCTTTTCTCCATCAAATGAACGTGTAATAATTGGATATTGGACACCATAAATAACCCCATTACTAGAACTAGAATTACTCTCTGGTTCAACAACATTAGTCTTTGAATCAATACTAATTTTTTTACTTTTTAAAAAATCAAATAATCCCATAGTTTATAAATTACCTCCCCTTAATACTGCTACTCTACAATTATATCGATTTACATACCTTTGCTTTAACACTTCTAATCCTTGAATACCAGCCGTAACATCTTTTGGAGACCTATACATTGTTTTAACAGTTATTTGACCATCATTCATTTGATATTCTGAATAATTTGCCGAGTCAACTGACTCTAAAAGCTTTAATTCCATTGCTGAAATTATATTATTGATTGCAATTATTTTATCGTATAAAGTATATTTACATTCAATATACTGACTTATTGTTTGAAACTGGTCATTCATAATTTAAAGTAAATAATTAATTTATCGTTACAAACTTACAAAAAAAATCAATTCAAAATAAATTGAATTGATTTTCTAACAAACCTACTTTTTTTTAATAAATAAAAAACGAATAACGATAATAACTTAACAAACTAGAAATCAAATGTAATAAATATTATTCTAATAATTGTGCATAATCTTCAAAAGTTAATTTAGAATATTTACTACTGGACTTTCTTAAAATATCAATAAATATTTCTTTTGCCGCCAAATTATAAATATTAACATCTAAATAGTGATTCTCAATACTTGTACTTTTTTTCTTCCATGCAAAACCAACCTCAACACCATCTTTTTCAACAGGAACTCTTTTTTCAGCTTCTAAATGACTAAAATAACCTCGCATAGTATATTTTCCTTGTTCTGGTTGTGGAAAATTCATAAATCCACTTGGTTGATAACCATCCATACCCATTCTTAACTTAATATTTGAGGCAAAAATATCCTTTAATTGGTTAACTTGTAATATAAATAATTTTCCATAATTCTCTTTTGAACGACTAATAATCGGAGTATCTTTTGAATTTTTACGATAATCACCATCTTCATATCCTTTAACACCCACAACAAAATGATTATTTTCATTTTGAATAAATTCATAAGCTAATCTTGTAAAATGTCCTGTATCAATAACAGTCATGTCAATTGTAAATAATTTTCCAGATTCGCTATTCAAACCATCATCAATAATTTTCTTTAATTCTGGCCAGACACTTTTTAAATTTTCTCCAAAATTACCATGATTATAAGTATATTTAACCCTATCAGTATCATCACTTATTTCTGATTTAGTTTTTTTTCGCCCACGCTTAAATGTACCTATTGATCCATGATTTATGTTATAGGTTTGACCATTTGAAGTGTGAGCTATAATTTCCCAATCTAATCTAACATCTTCAATATCGTCATTCATAATACCACCTAAATCACAAGCTAATGTTAATAATACTATTTTACCATTACCATCTTTTTCACAAGTAATATCTGGAATATTTCCAATGTTATATGATCGTGTATTATTCATTAATTCAGATACTTTAATAATAGTTCCTTTATCCTCCCATGTTTGCCCTAATTGAGTGTTAACAAATGCTTTTAATTTATCATTATCAATAAATCCATTTGGAGGACATGCATCAAGCCATTTATAAACTAAATCTATCCATGATGTAAATCCAGGCGGAATAACAATAGCGTTTAATTGATAACTTCGAAATTGTGGGCGTTTTGGTTTTTCAGTTGGAATCCATTTCCCTTTCAAATTTAAAGATTGTTTATCTTTTTCATGAATTTTACCTCCGCAATTTTGGCATTCATAATGCACACTTTCTGGAATAAGTTCAAACTTTTCATTAAGTTCCCATTTTATTCCAGAATAAGTTCCATCTTCTTTTTTAATTTGCCATTCTATCGGGATAAATGTTTCACAATTTGGACATTTCCAATTCCATTTTCGTTGATCTCCTAAAAGATAAACCTCCTCAATATTTGATGTTTGTTTTATAGCTGGTGTTGATATGTAGTAAAGCTTTTTCATTGATCCAAATGATGTTGCTCTATTTTCCATTAGCGATCGTACATTACCCTCTTTTTTGTCGGAACGTGGCGCACTTTCCCAATCATCCGCAAAAATATTTTTAACCGAATACTGCCTCCATTTATTAGGGTTATTAACACCCAATGCTGTCAAACTTCCACCAGCAAACTCCTTACTAAAATCTGTATCTCCAGTTCTTTGATTTTTCTTTTTCACAACATTAGGACGTATCAAATGACTTAAACCAGAATTATTTAAAACAGGATCTAATCTTGTTCGTATAGATAATTTTACCAAATCAGAATCAGCAGCAGTATAAAGTATAGGAGCTGGAATTTCTGAAATAATATAAGCTATGCCAGGAATAATTACTCCTTGTGTAAATCCACTTTGTGCGCATTTCATAACAGCGACCATTTCAACTGGTGATGTTGTACTCAAACAATCTACAACCTCTCTAGTATAAGGAGATACATCATATTTAAAATACCCTGTATATCTGGAAATATCAGAAGTTAAATAAATATTTTTCTCAATCCAAACACTAGGAATTTCTTTTATGATTTTAAAATCATAAATTATATCATGTATTTTTAGGTATGATTTTTTAAATAAATCTACAATCATATTTTATATATTAATGGTTATATAAATATTCCTTTTTGTTTGACGGTTAATTTTTGCAATTAAATCGTCGTGTTCTTTTAGTATTTGATTCATTATTCTATTTTTTTTAGTTACTCATTATCAATTACAAATTTATAACCGTTAGCATCAATGACGTTTTTATTGAATTTTTGCACGCCTTTATAATTTTTACCATATAGCTTACAAAATTTAGCAATTGATTTCAATCCTAGTAAATCAAATAGCAGTACAAGTAATTGTACTAAATCAGTGTCTGTTAAACTATTTTCTAAATATTTGTTGTACACAAATTCATTTAGTTTTTTGCCGTTAGTTGATTCTATTGGTGTTTCCATTGGTATAATTTTTTGTACTTCGGGTATATTGTAGTTATACGCAAGCACTACATTTCGTTTCCAAAGAGAGTTTTAGGTTCAAAATTTTTATTAAAATCTACCACCCTCTTTAAGATAATATCGTAATACTTTTGTTCTTTTTCCATTACTATAAATTGGCGGTTTGTATT